GGAAAACTTCGAACCAGACATGTATGAGCTCTTTAACTTTTTGGTAGATGAAGATGCGGATCCTTTTGTGGTGTGGGAATTGAAACAAAAAGTTGAAATGTTTTACTCAAATACAAAGCAAATGAATGATGAAGAGTTTGACAAATGGTTAAAAAAAGTTCGTATATTTGTTATCCCGTCTTCTTTCTACATATTGATGGAGCGAGTGGTTTCAAAGGTTCGTCATATGATAGAACGAGGGAATGTGATCCGTGTTGGGCAGAAATGGTCTCATGGAGGAGCGGATGAGTTCGCGCGGTGTCTTGGGATAAACTCGGAAAATGAGATGAAACAGATATTGTTTGAAGGAGATCTAAAAAATTTTGATCAGTCAGTTCTGGCAAAGTTGGTGGACCTATACTTCATGCATATGCTGGTGTATGAGATTCCAGGGACGGAGAACTATAAGCTTCGACAAAGAATTGTGAAATGGCTATCAAAGCATATGGTAAATAGGATAACTCATCTGTTTGGTGAATTGTGGGGAATACAGATAGGAGGAGTTCCGAGTGGAGCATTTAATACATCGCATATTGATTCGTGGGTAATGGCATTGTACTTGTGTTTTTTTTTCACGTATCAGGCGTATCAGGCACCACAAATTCATCAGGATCAGTTGTTACAGATAGCAGTAGATATAATTCTCTTTTGCGTGTACGGAGATGATCATGCAGTAAATATCACAGATGATCCTTTAGCTCAACATTATTTCTCTGGTGAGAAATTTAAAGTGTTTATGAAGCATTTCTTTGATGTAGATATTCGTGATCTTTTGACGAATTTGACATTTCTAACAGAAGAAGTGCAAGGGCAAATAGTCCGTAGAGGATTGACTTTCTTGCGGCATCAGTTTGTTTGGAATAAATGTCAGAAAGAAAAGCAGCCACGGTATTTGCCATATCGTGAAACGTGGGAATATCTTATACGAGCTTTTTGGGGAAAGGATGGTAGACAGCGGGATGAGTTGGATTTGATGCTTTCAGTCATCGGTCATGCTTATGGGACGTATGCATCGAACGCTGATGCATATGAAAAATTGCGGGTAGTGTATACTGTGGCATTGGCAAAGCACGGAGGAAGTATAGAAGAAATTAAAAATACACTCCGAAATAGGGTCG